TAAATTAAATGTACGAGCAAAGTTTAGTTAACGTAGTAGAACCGATAAAAAGAACCACTATTACCAGAATGAACAGAGGTAAGAAGTGGAAATACGGTTATAACAAAGAACACGACTTAATTGTGTTATCACACAATGGAGTTATAGGTGAAATTATAGAGATACAGAATTTAATTATAGCGCTACCGAAACCACCCAAAGAAGTATATACGCATCCAAAGAATAAATGGGTTCAACAGGAGTATCCTAAAGAGCTCGCGAGGATCAAAAACATATTCGATTGGAGGAGTTATCCGGAAAACAATAAAGAAAAATGGTACGATTACATAGACGAGGAATTTAAACGACGAGAGGAGGGTTTCTGGTTTATGAATAATGGTAAACCAACCTGGATAACTGGTACGCACTATATGTATCTACAATGGAGTAAGATTGACGTTGGAGCTCCAGATTATAGAGAAGCGAACAGATTGTTTTATATATTCTGGGAAGCTTGTAAAGCAGATAAAAGGTGTTACGGAATATGCTACCTTAAAAATCGTAGATCAGGATTTTCTTTCATGTCGTCAGCAGAAACAGTTAATTTAGCCACCATATCAAGTGATAGTAGATATGGTATACTATCTAAATCAGGTGCGGATGCGAAGAAAATGTTTACAGACAAAGTGGTTCCTATATCGATTAACTATCCGTTCTTTTTTAAACCTATACAAGATGGAATGGATCGTCCAAAATCCGAGTTGGCTTATCGTGTTCCCGCTAGTAAGTTTACGAGAAAGAAGATTACAGCGAACGAACAACTCGAAGATATTAAAGGATTAGACACAACTATAGATTGGAAAAACACAGGGGACAATAGTTACGATGGGGAAAAACTTAATTTACTAGTTCATGATGAAAGTGGTAAATGGGAAAGACCGGATAATATATTAAACAATTGGAGAGTTACAAAAACATGTTTAAGATTAGGTAGTAGGATAATAGGAAAATGTATGATGGGTTCGACCTCAAACGCTTTAGATAAAGGTGGGAGTAATTTTAAAAAATTATATAATGCTTCGGACGTTACTTCAAGAAACAAAAACGGACAAACAAAGTCTGGTTTATATTCTCTGTTTATCCCAATGGAGTGGAACTACGAAGGATTTATTGATGAATTCGGATATCCAGTTTTTGATAGTCCAGATCATGATGTACTCGGACCAGACGGTGAATTAATTGACATAGGAATAGTAGAACACTGGGAAAACGAAGCAGAAGGATTAAAATCGGATAGTGATGGTTTAAATGAATTCTACAGACAATTTCCAAGAACTACAGAACATGCGTTTAGAGACGAGGCTAAGAATAGTATCTTTAATCTAGTTAAGATATACGAGCAGATAGATTATAATGAGGGAATAGGTAGTACAGCAAATGTTAACACCGGAAACTTTCAATGGATAAATGGAATTAAAGATACAAACGTTATGTTTTATCCAGATCCAAAAGGTAGATTTAAAATAAGTTGGGTTCCACCTCAACATATGCAAAATAAAATTATTCAAAAAAACGGTGTTAAATATCCTGCAAACGAACATATGGGGGCTTTTGGTTGTGATAGCTATGATATATCAGGTACTGTTGATGGCAAGGGGTCTAACGGAGCATTACATGGATTAACTAAGTTCAGCATGGAAGACGCTCCTCCAAACCATATGTTTTTAGAATATATAGCTAGACCACAAACTGCTGAGATATTTTTTGAAGATGTGTTAATGGCTTGTGTGTTTTACGGAATGCCTATACTAGCGGAGAACAACAAACCAAGATTATTATACCATTTAAGAAGAAGAGGTTATAGAGGTTACAGTATGAATAGACCAGATAAAACATGGAACAAACTATCTGTAACAGAAAAAGAAATTGGCGGTATACCTAACTCAAGTGAGGATATAAAACAAGCTCACGCAGCCGCTATTGAAATGTACATACAACAACACGTTGGTCATTTAGGTGATGGTAATTATGGAAATGTATATTTTAACGAGACATTAAACGATTGGAGTAGATTTGATATAAATAAAAGAACAAAGTTTGACGCATCTATTAGTTCTGGTTTAGCTATAATGGCTTGTAATAGACATTTATATACTCCAAACGCAAGTATAGAGAAACCAAAATTAAACATAAATATCGCTAAGTATTCAAACACAGGTGGTATGTCTAAATTAATTAAAAAATAATATGAGAGGTAATCATCATTTTCCAAGTCAAGTAGTTAGCGATAACGAAAAATCATCCTATGATTATGGGTTGAGAGTAGCGCAAGCTATAGAGGCTGAATGGTTTGACGGAGAGAGAAACGGATACAATAGATATAACAACCACTTAAACAACTTTCATAAACTAAGGTTGTACGCTAGAGGAGAACAATCAATACAGAAATATAAAGACGAGTTATCTATTAACGGTGACTTGTCGTATCTTAATTTAGATTGGAAGCCAGTTCCAATTATACCTAAATTTGTAGATATAGTTGTTAATGGTATATCAGAAAGACAGTACTCTATAAAAGCTTATTCTCAAGATCCGTACGGAGTAGAGAAAAGAACAGCTTATATGGAAGGTATAATGAAAGACATGAAAGCGAAGGAGTTTGATCAAATGGCTAAGAACTTGATGAACATGGACTTCAAGCAAAACAAAGAAGAAGACGTACCAGAGACTCAAGAGGAACTAGACTTACATATGTCGTTAAATTATAAGCAAGCCGTAGAGATAGCAGAGGAACAAGCTATTAATGTTTTGTTAGATGGTAACAAGTATGATCTTACTAGAAAAAGGTTAATATACGATTTAACAGTTTGTGGTATTGCCGCTTCAAAAACTACCTTCAACACAGCTGAAGGTGTCACAGTAGAATATGTTGATCCAGCTAACTTAGTTTACTCCCATACTGATTCACCTTATTTTGACGATATATACTACGTTGGAGAAGTAAAGTCAATACCTATAAACGAGTTAATAAAACAGTTTCCAGACATAACAGAAGGAGAGCTAGAAGATCTAACAAAAAATAATTATAAATATAATTATAGGTCTGGAGGTAGAAAAAATTTAAATGAAGATAAAAACAAAATAGATATTCTTTATTTTAACTACAAAACATACACTCATGAGGTTTATAAAGTAAAAGAAACATCAACTGGACTACAAAAGTTAATAGAAAAAGACGATAGTTTTAATCCGCCAGTAGGAGAGGATTTAGCTTTTGAAAGAATTGGTAGAAAAATAGAATGTTTAATGGAGGGAGCTTTAGTATTAGGAACACAAAAACTAATAAAGTGGGAAAAAGCTAAAAATATGATGCGCCCTAAAAGTGACTTCAATAAAGTTACTATGAATTATTCTATAGTAGCCCCAAGAATGTACGAAGGACGAATAGAGTCTCTTGTTAGCAGAATAACTGGATTTGCTGATATGATTCAACTTACACACTTAAAACTTCAACAAGTAATGTCTAGAATGATTCCAGATGGAATATATTTAGACGCGGATGGTTTAGCAGAGATTGACTTAGGTAACGGAACTAACTATAACCCACAAGAAGCTTTAAACATGTTCTTTCAAACTGGTAGTATAATTGGTAGATCGATGACTATGGATGGTGGTCAAAATGGTGGTAAAATTCCTATTCAAGAAATACAATCTGGTGGTGGAGCTAAGATGCAGAGTTTAATAGGCACGTATAACTACTATCTACAAATGATAAGAGATACAACTGGTTTAAACGAAGCTAGAGACGCTGCTACTCCAGATCCAAAAGCTTTAGTTGGAGTACAAAAATTAGCAGCAGCAAACTCAAACACAGCAACAAGACATATATTACAAGGTGGAGCTTTTATAACACAAAGTATATGTGAGCAACTTTGTTTAAGAATATCAGACATATTAGAGTACTCTCCAACAGCAAACGCCTTTGTACAGGCTATTGGATCTCATAATGTAGCTACGCTTCAAGAGATGAAAAACTTACATCTTTATGATTTTGGTATATTCTTAGAGTTAGCTCCAGATGAAGAGGAAAAACAATTGTTAGAAAACAATATACAAACTGCTCTTTCTCAACAAACAATAGATTTAGAAGATGTTATTGATTTAAGAGAAATTAAAAACATTAAATTAGCAAATCAACTTCTTAAAATTAGAAGAAAAAAGAAAATGCAGAAAGATCAGCAAATGCAACAAGAGAACATGAAGGCTCAAGCAGATGCAAACGCTCAACAAACTCAAGCTGCAGCTCAGGCTGAAATGGAAAAAGCGGCTGCTATGGTAGAGAATGAGATTAAAGTTGAGACTCAAAAAGGAGAAATCAAGAAAGGTACATTACATGCTGAAGCTGAGGTTAAGAAAATGTTGATGGATCATGAGTTTGAATTAAACATGAAAATGAAACAAATGGAGTTGGATATGATAGAAAAAAGAGAAACATCAAAAGAGATCATAAAAGACAATAAAGAAACGAAAAACCAAAACACAAAAAACCAACACGAATCAAGAATGGAAGATAAAAAAGCAGCTAACGTTATAAAAGCTAAAGGATTCGAATCTTCCGGTAATGATGTTATAGGTGGAGGTATGAGACTAGGAGCGTTTGAGCCTAGCTAAAAAACAATAAACAAATTATTAACTATTATTATATTATATTATGGCAAAAAAAGAAGAACCAAAAGTAGACGAAAAAGTTGAAAAGTTAAAGATTAAAAAACCAAAAGCAAAAAAGTTTAAACAAACAGAAGACGAAGTCGTTAAGGTTGATCTTAAGGAACTAGCTAAAAAAGCTGAAGATATCACTAAAGTGGATTTATCAAAACCAGTTGAGGAAATAAAAGTTCCAGAAGAAAAAGTTGAGACAAAAGAAGAGATACCTACGCTACAGGAGGTTACAGATGAAGTTACTGAAACTAAAGAAATAGCCAAAGTTGTAGAAAAAGAAATTGTAGAATCAATCGAAACAGGAAAAGAACTCCCTCAAAATGTTCAAAAGCTAATGAGCTTCATGGAAGATACAGGAGGTGATTTAAACGACTACGTTAAGTTAAATAGAGATTATTCTGAAATGGACAACCAAACTCTATTAAAAGAATACTACAAAACGACTAAACCCCATTTACAAGCGGATGAAATAGATTTCCTAATGGAAGATCAGTTTTCATTTGACGAAGATGTAGACGAGGAAAGAGATATTAAAAGAAAAAAATTAGCGCTTAAAGAGCAAGTTGCCAGCGCTAAAACTCAATTGGAAGAGCACAAATCCAAATATTATGAAGAGATCAAAGCTGGGTCAAGGTTAACGCCTGAAGCTAAAAAGGCTATGGATTTCTTCAACAGACACAACAAAGAGTCTGAGAGTACTAAAAAGATTCATCAGGAAGCAAAGAATAGATTTTTAAATAAAACTGAAGAAGTTTTTAACGATGAGTTCAAAGGTTTTGAATACAAAGTTGGAGACAAAAAATATAGGTTTAACGTTAAAGATCCAAACCAAGTAAAAGAAAGCCAAAGTGATATTAACAATTTTGTCAAGAAGTTCTTGAACGAAAATAATCAAATGGAAGACGCTACTGGTTACCACAAGTCTATGTTTACTGCTATGAACTCTGATGCTATTGCGAATCATTTTTACGAACAAGGTAAAGCTGATGCTTTGAAAGAAAGTATGGCTAAATCTAAAAACATTAACATGGCTCCAAGACAGTCACACGGAGGAACTACGGTTGATGGCGTTACGATGAGAGTAATGGATAATAGTGATTCAGGCGCTACGTTTAAAATTAAAAAAAAGTAATAATTAAAAATTAAAACAAAATGGCAATTACAAGTGCAAGTGGACCAGATGCGGCTCCACGTAAACAAACACTATCCTCAAACTACGTAGACTTTACGTCTGCTGCAACGGAAGGATGGGCGCAACAATACTTACCAGATCTTATGGAGAAAGAAGCTGAGATTTATGGTAAAAGAACAATCGCGGGATTTTTATCTCAAGTTGGAGCTGAAGAAGCTTCGTCATCAGATAGAGTTATATGGTCTGAACAAGGTAGATTACATCTAGCTTATACATGTAAGTATAAAGATTCTAATAATACTTACGAAGTAGAGAACGATATGGACGGAAACGCTGTAGGTACTGACCACGGTCTTAGAGTTGGTGATATGGTTATTATGTCTAACGCTTCAGCTACAGCTAAAGGTTACATTTCTCATATTAATGAAGATGGTGACAACGCTGCTGAATTTACAGTTTTAGCTTACGCTGATGCTAATATGGCAGATGCTGACGCTTTAAACTCTACGGCTACTACATCTGAAGCACATAGAGTATTAGTTATTGGTTCTGAGTTTGAAAAAGGAACTGATGGTAGATCTTCTGCTAACAGTCCAAAGTTTAAGTCTTTTTCTAACAAGCATATTATCATGAAAGATTACTACGAAGTATCTGGATCTGATGTATCTCAAGTTGGTTGGGTTGAAGTAGCTGGTGAAGAAGGTCAAAATGGTTACTTATGGTACTTAAAAGCTGAAGGTGATACTAGAGCTAGATTTACTGATTACTTAGAAATGACTATGTTAGAAGCTGAGACTGCTCACGCTGACGCTGGGGCAATTGGTGGTACTGATGGCGGTGCCTTACAAGATGGTACGCAAGGTTTGTTCCAAGCTATTACATCTAGAGGTCACCAAACTACTGGTGTTACTGGTGTTAACGCTGCTACTGATTTAGCTGAATTTGACGCTATATTAGCTGCGTTTGATCAAAATGGAGCTATTGAAGAAAACATGATGTTTGTAAATAGAGCTACGTCTCTTGCAATGGATGACATGTTAGCTTCTATGAATTCTTACGGAGCTGGAGGTACTTCTTACGGAGTATTCGACAACGAAGAAGATATGGCTTTAAATTTAGGTTTCTCTGGATTCAGAAGAGGTTCTTATGACTTCTACAAATCTGATTTCAAATACTTAAATGACAAAGGTACAAGAGGAGGTTTAAATGACACTGTTAACGCAATTAGAGGTGTTGTTATTCCAGCTGGTGTATCTTCAGTTTATGACGAGCAATTAGGTAAAAACTTGAAAAGACCTTTCTTACACGTAAGATACAGAACTTCTCAAACTGACGACAGAAAGTTAAAAACTTGGATCACTGGTTCTGTTGGAGCTCAAACTTCTGGGAAAGACGTTATGGAAGTGCATTACTTAACAGAGAGATGTTTAGTTACACAAGGTGCTAATAACTTCATGTTAATGAACTAAGCGCATTATTTTAAAAGACCGGGGCTTCGGCCTCGGCCTTTTTATTTTATTAATTTTATTATATATTATATTATGGAAAAGAAAGAAGAAACAAAAAAAGAAATGGAGGCAACAAATGACTTCGTAGAAGTTAAAACTCCAGTGGTTGAAAAACAACCTAAAAAAGAAGAAAAAACACCTCATCAAGAAGATGAGTGGGTTATAAAAGACAGGATGTACTATTTAATGGGTAATAAATCACCATTAAGTTATTTAATAAGAGGTAGCGCAATACATTATTGGGACGAAGAAAAAGGATATGAAAGAGAATTAAAATACACTTCTAATCAAAAAACCGTTTTTGTTGATGAAATGAAAGGAGATCAAAGATTAGAACATATTATATTTAAGAATGGTTCTTTGTTTGTTCCAAAAAATAAAACTGTACTACAAAAACTTTTATCTTTATATCACCCACATAGAGACAAACTATTTCAAGAACACAAACCAGTTAAAATAGCTGAGACACAATTAGACTGGTTAGAATTTGAAGTTGCAGCTATGAACGCAGCTACAAACTTAGATATAGACATGGCAGAAGCTGTTATGAGAGTAGAACTTGGTTCTAAAGTGTCTAAGATGAGTTCTAAAGAACTTAAAAGAGATTTACTATTGTTTGCTAAGAGAAGTCCTCAGTTATTCTTAGAACTAGTTACAGATGAGAATGTTCAACTTAGGAATTTTGGTATTAAAGCAACAGAAGCAAATATCATTAGATTATCTTCTGATCAACGAACATTTATATGGGCGTCTAACGATAGAAAACTAATGACAGTTCCATTTGAAGAACACCCATACTCAGCTTTAGCCGCATGGTTTAAGACTGATGAAGGAATGGAGATTTACTCCAATATAGAAAAAAGATTAAATTAATCTAACTGTAGAGCGGTCGCCCTACGGGGCGATCGTAAACTACAAATTAAAAAGAAATTATGGTAAACGTAGATACAGTGTATCAAAGAGTTTTAGCGATAGCTAATAAAGAACAAAGAGGTTATATAACTCCTTTGGAGTTTAATCTACTAGCTAACCAAGCTCAATTAGAAATATTCGAAAGTTATTTTGTTGAGTTAAATCAAGCATTAGCAGTGCCAGGTAACGAAAGTGAATACTCTGATATTGTAAAAACATTAAACGAAAAAATAAGTATATTTAAAACGAGATTAGGTTTAACACTCAATAACAATGGATACTTTCCTTACCCATCTAATATGTACAAATTAGGAACTCTTTATTATCGCTCTGGAGGAGGATCTATTCAAACAGCAGTGGAAGTTCAAGAAGTTAATCATGATGAATTAATGGATTATAGTAAGTCGCCCTTAACTTCACCAACTCGTTCTAGACCTATATATTTAAGATCTGACAATGGTATAGAAGTATTTTCAAGTCCCGCTATATCAGACAACGTAGAGGCTAGTTATACAAAGGTACCGTCAAAAGTAGAGTGGGGATACGTCGTAGTAAACGAACAAGCTTTATACAACGCTGGTTCATCAGAAAACTTTGAGTTACACGTTTCAGAAGAAGTAACACTAGTTATGAAGATATTAGGATTAGCTGGTATAGTTATACAGAGACAAGAATTAATGGCATTAGGACAACAAGCATAAAATAAAATAAATGGGATTAATAAAAGAAACAGAACACGCTTACTATAACGGTAATGATTTTGGAGGATACCAGTTTATATCGTTAGATCATATAATAAATAACTTTATGATAGCTTACGTTGGAGAGGGAAAGATTATACCAAAAGTAAAAAGAACAGACGTTGCTTTTCATGCACAGAGAGCTATTCAAGAATTAAGTTACGATACATTCAAATCTAACAAATCTCAAGAAATAGAAGTACCACCATCTCTAACAATGATGTTACCACAAGACTATGTTAATTATGTAAAATTAGTATGGAGTGATTCTGCTGGTATAGAACATATAATATATCCAACAAGTAAAACATCTAATCCAAAAGCTATAAAACAAAATACAGATGGTAGTTACGTTTTTAATAACGATACTACTTTAGCTGAACAAACTTCCCCAAATACAACTTCCGAGACACATGAAACTAATGCTAACTCTGCTCTTAATACTATTTCTTTAAATGATAGTGACGGTGTTTTAGTAGCAGACATATCAACAGTGTTATCCTTAGGAATGGAGTTACACGGAGTAGATCCAAATGGAGATGATATTCCACCTGGAACATATGTCGCGAGTTTTGATGCTACTATACCGTCAATAGCATATACTAATGTTAGTATACCTACTGGTACGTATGATATTACTTATACTAAAGGAGCTAGTTCAGACACGTGGAACAGTTATAGTTCTGCTACTCCATCTGAAAATCAAGATGATTATATAGATTATATAGATGATGCTTATTGGCCTAATCAAGGAGGTAGATTTGGATTAGACCCAGTGCACGCTCAAATCAATGGATCTTTTTATATAGACGAATTACAAGGAAAGATTCACTTTAGCTCTAACATTAACGGAAAAACTGTGATCTTAAAATATATAAGCGACGGACTAGGTACAGATGGAGAAATGATAGTTCATAAATTTGCTGAAGAAGCAATGTATAAATCAATAGCTTACGCTATACTATCAACAACAATAGCTGGACAAGCTTTAGCTCCTAGCTTCCAACAACAAAAATCAGTTGCAATAAGAACTGCAAAATTAAGATTATCAAATTTAAAAATAGAAGAACTTACTCAGATAATGAGGGGGAAATCTAAGTTTATAAAACACTAAAATATGACAGAGTTGAAACATGGTTTCGGTGCTGCCAAAATGAATAAGGATGCGGACGAGAGAACTGTTCCTAATGGTGAGTACAGAGACGCTTTAAACGTACAAATAGTTACTTCAGATGGATCTAATGTTGGTACCTTACAAACGTTGTTAGGTAATAGTAAGATCAACTCTACTTTTCAAGGCACGTTATCCTCACAAGCTAAATGTGTTGGTTCTATAGCTGACGAAGCAAACAATAAAATATATTACTTTGTATCAGATAAGGTAAACTACACAGATTATATATTTGAATACACTATTAACAACTCGTTAACACCTATAGTTGTAGATAAATATAGAGTTGATGTTACTACTAGTTTAAATTATGGTGGTAATAACAATAGAATATTTGCGATATCGACACAAGGACAGCCTAGCTCTAACAACGTTACTAACGTGAGACCAGGTATGAGTGTTGTTGGTAACTTTCTCCCAAACACAAACGTGACTTTAGCTAGCAAAATAAAAATCATTCTCATGAAATACTTAGGGTCTGACTGGGAAGTTTATATGGATGATTTTTCTGATACAAACGTTTTTTTTGGAAGTTCTTTAAGCACTATAGCTGGAGTAGGATTAACATTACACTCAGACAGAGTTTTAAATTTTGACGATGCTAATTTAGTAACTGGCATTAATGTTATAGATGAAACTATACACTGGACAGACGGTAATAGTGAACCTAAAAAAATAAACATAAACAATTTACAAACAGACCAATCAGGTTTGTATCATACTAAGTTCTTAGTAAAAGATAACTATAACAACTTAATAACCTACGCTTCTGCTAACACTATAGATTTCAGAGAGAATCCAGATTATTTAAAAGAAGAACACCTCACTGTTATTAAAAAATCCCCTTTACATCCTCCGACTTTATTATTTAGCAACACATCTGATTTTAGATTTAATAACGGATCCGCTTCTGTTCTTACGTCTAGCATGGACACTAACTTTGTAGACTTTAATGACGACCCACTAGAAATTGATAGTGTTGTAAATATTGAGTTTAATACATTACCTAATTACAAGGTTGGAGATAAAATATTGTTAAGAAGATATAACGATTTTGAAGGATCTCTTGAAATAAATGATTATGAGATAATAGTAGAATTATTAGAATTTGTTCCGGGAGTTAATTCAGCTACAGCTAAATTAAAAATCAGTTTTATTGCTGGTGATCTACCAGGGCATGTAGTTACAAACCAGGGAGAGACGTTTTACTCTATATTAAAGCAGGAAAAACCTCTATACGAGTTTAAATTCCCTAGATTTGCTTATAGATATAAATATCAAGATGATCAATACTCTTGTTATTCTCCTTTTTCTGAGCCAGCATTTTTACCAGGTGGTTTTAACTATAAACCAAAAGATGGGTACAATATAGGGATGGTAAACACGTTGAGATCTTTAT